GTTAAAACCAAAAGGATTATTAGTTGTATTAGTATCTTGTATAGGTGATTCTGTAGGATTACCAGTTAAGTTAGTTGGATATATTGGATGTTTTATACCTGACTTATCTATCCAAGCTATACCTACATAATTAACATAATCTTGAGGAATTATAACAGATAGACTAGGTGGTATAGTCAACTCCATTGATTTAACACTTCTTAATGTATCATATGAAAATTCCTGCAAACCTCTTTTAGCATAAAACAACACATCAGACCTCTTAACTTTACTTATTAACTTATCATTACCAACATAACCTATCATAAAGTTATTTACTAGTTCAAATATAGACAAGTATTGATAATCACCATAGTTAGGTGCTCCATCAACTAATTGAGATTTTAATTTTACTCTAACATAGTACCCGTCTGTAACTGCATCGGGATTATTGAATTTTAAAACGCTGAAAGATTGTGTATTTGAAAATTTAGATATAGTAAAACCTCCACCAGTTCCATTTGGCCCAGCTGGTGAGTTAACACCTCCAGTTCCATCCCATAATTCATAAGGAGAAAGACCATCAGGACTAACCTCTACGTAAAAATTGTTTAAATGGTATTCATAATTACTAGGATCCCAAGAATCTAAAGAACCCATTTCTAATATTTCATTGAATGTATATACCATAGAATCCAACACTAAGTTAGTATAACTAGCTATATTACTTTGCGTGCCAACGTAATACTGTTGATTGGTCTCTGTTATTGAGCCACCATTTGGAGTGTTATTTAAAAATGACATATATTATTAACTTTTTTGATTAACTTCAGTGGCTTGAGCTTGAGCTGCAGCAGCTTGAATTATTTGTGGATCTCTTATAACAACGCCAGAGTACATTAATATTCTTATTATTACCTCTGTTTGTTCAGTGCTATCTATTTCAAAGTTTTGAGAACCTGTATTTGGAACTACTACACCAGAAGAATTAGGTGTTCCATCCCATATATATTGTCCAAGATTACCTACGCTATAAGCCCATACAACATCCAAAGGTTTTCTAATGTAGGAAATACTTATTTCTTCTGTTATTTCTCTAGGGTAAACATATATTCTTATACATTCTGGACATAATATAACAGAACTATTAAGTGGATCAACAGGGCTAACGTTACCTTCTTGTATATATAATGGGTATTTTTTACTTGGACGAGTTAACTTAGACATATTTAAATGTAAATACTCACCCCTGTTAGTCATTTGCAAGTGTTGTTCGTCTTTATACATTATAGTGCCAATACGATGCACGTTTGCTGGTAAATAAAAATAAGGACTAGCTATGGGTCCGTTTACATCTGCACCGTAGTAAAATGCTTGTCCAAATGTTTTAAATATAGATATTTTTTCTTCTATATTATCTACTCTGTCTGCATATTCATCTTGAAGACCAGGACCTCTTAATTGTTGGTTTAAATCTTCAAAGTATTGTTCGAATATTTCTAATTGTACTTGTGTGGCTATTTTGTTAAACTCGTTAGGAGTAATGTAGCCTCTTTGTTCTTTATTAAGTAATAATAAGACTGTTTGATATACTGTGTTTACGTTTATAGCCATTTTAATATTTTTGTAATAAAAAAGGCGGCCGCATAGCCGCCTTAATTATAATCACTTGTTATTTGAGTTTTTTCTGTATAGATTTATAAATTTCAATACCCTCATCTGTTTTTAAATAAACAGCAAACGCTGAGTATGGATGCTCATCAAAAGGTACTTGCATTAATTTCTTACCATTGCTAACCCAACTAAATGTTCTTTGATCTTGAGATAATTTAATTATGTTAGCCTCTGCAGCTTTTATAGCGAAATTTCTAAGTTCTACATTTTCATCGTTTACTAACTCTAAGAATAAATTAGGGTTTCTTTTAGCAAATATAAGTAAATCTCTTTTTACTTCACTAGAACTCATATCTGACACTCTAGAACCTATCTCAACTCTTAGTATAGCTTCACAATGATCAATATCTAAATCTCTAGCAGCTGACAATGCAGCAAACTCAATCTCTATATCTTCAATTTCGTTAGTTGCTTCAACCACAGTATCTAACTCCTTATATTTTTTATTTCTATAAGGATGGTACATAGATAAAAGTTTTTGTAGAGATTGTTTTTCTTTTGGAACTGATAACGTTCCATTTCTAAACACTACATGTTCTAATGTAACCATTCCGTTTTGTTCGTCTACAAATGGACTGTTTTGATTAGTAGCGTATCTTAACTCTCTTTGTTCTCCTGTTTCTTTATCAAAATAAATAAGTGGAAACCTTCTCGAGTGTTTAGATGCTAATGTATAAGTTAATGGAGACAAATCATTACTTAAGTAATAATTTCTATCTTTAATCTCCCATGTTTCTTCGTTTTTCATAATATATAATATAATTGTTTTAAAAAATTCCCGCTTGTGCGGGATTATTGTGTTTTTACTTTCTATTTCTAGGCTTCGTTACCATTACCATTATCACCTGGCCCTGGCACTGGGCTTTGAAATTGAAATTCTGCTTGATCAACACTATCGCAAGTTACACCTATTGGTAATTCTAAAGTGGGGTGTGAATTTGGTGATTGAGCAGCTTTTATAAAAACTTCATTAATAGCCTTAGTTATTAATACTCTATTATCGTCATTACCACCAGTAATATTTATTTTCCAACAACCTTCATTATTTCCCCATGCTTTTGGGATTTGCCAGTAATTATTAATACCAATAGGTGGTGGTACAACAGTTAATACTAATCCATTTAAAGAATCAAAAACTGGTAAATATTGCATCTTATCACTCTCATAAGTCAGCATATCTTCTGTTATTGTAGTTTGCATAGTAAACTCATATTCGTTACCCAAGTTAGAGCCCGCTGGTACTGTAAAAAATAATCTATCTCCAACTTTATAACCTGTTGGTTCAGATTCGTAATAGAGGCTAAGCCTAAATTCAGGCGGGAGCAAGAGTTGAAATTCAACTGATAGTCCAGATCCATCTCCATCTGTATCTATTGGTACTCCGTTGTATAGCCCGCTGTATTGCTGCCCATTAACGGACCCGTCTACTGCTACCCAATTATCTTCATTCCATAAAGGGCTGCTTTGACTTGTGTTTAACCCAGTGTTAGTTGTTGGTATTTTTATTATGTTTCCCATTTTAGTTATTGTTGTATGTTTGGAATTGAGTAAAAGGAATGTCAGACTTTAAAACCGCTCCACTAGGCATTTTAAAATCTACCAAAGAGCCAGGCTCTTGTTGTGCGTTTATTAAAGCTGTTTCTAAAGTTAATTTATCGTGCTCAGTTATGTCTTTGTCAAAATCAAGTTCTAATCTCCATAGGTTATAAGTATTTGAATAATAAATTTTTATTCTACTAGAACTATTACCTTGATCACACCTGTAAGCTAATTTAGCATTTATTGGAAGTTTTCCTCCAGCTTCCCATTCAATGTTTAAAATCGGGTTTTCCATTTTCTAATTTTTTTAAATGTTAATAAAGTGGAGAGCGTTAACCCTCCACATTTATTTTGTAAAATGTATATTATGCTGTAAATAACACGAAGTTATTAGCAGCTTGAACACATAGACATCTTTCAGATAAGTAATGAACCTCCATAGCATCTAAAGATGATGTGTAAGCACCACCAACAGAACCAGTAATCCATGACTTCATTCTACGATCATCAGTTTCAGAAGCTCTATATCTTACATGTAAGAAAGGTCGTCTGATATTTGATCCTAACATTTGATCATATACTGTAGATGTTCCAGCTGGTATTAACACACCTTTAACGTTATCAACCATACCTCTAGTAGAAGCATCATTTAAGTATTTCCAGTCAGTTTTGTAAAAGTCATAAGAACCTCTTCTAAAACCTGAAAAACCAAAGTTAAGTGCCATTTCAGCTTCGTTATCGAATAAACCGAAAGAAGCAGCAGCAGTAGAAGCAAAACTTCCACCCGCCATAGAAGCAATCATGTCGTCAAAATCAAGAGCAGTAGCTCTATCTAAAAATAACATGTTTTCCTCAATAGCTCCTTGTAGATCTAATTGCTGTAAGATCTCATCAAAATCACCTAAAGCACCTGTTCCAGGGTTAGCAGCTCCAGCAAATCCTTGATACACATTACCTCTTTCTTCTATAGCAGAGAATAAACCTTGTGTACCTTTACCAGCATCAGTTGATGCAGCCAAGCCAGCAACAGCAGATCCAGTAGCAGCAAGTTCACCTTCAACCATTGACATTTCAAGATAATCTTCATATCTTAATCTAGTCTCTGATTCAGCTTTCATATACCACAAAAATCCAGATGTTCCGTCTTCAGTTGCAACTTCAACCCAACCAATTTGAGCAGTGTCAGAACCATTAACTAAATACTTATCTTTTATAATGATAGGTCTGTTACTGAACTGAGTTAATGTTGGAGTTACAGATCCTTCCATACCGAGTGTTCCTTTTGCGAAATCAGAACCATAAACAAATAGTTTAAGTGGATTTTCACTTCCTGTTCCTACAGCATTAAAGTTTGCAGCAGTATAACAAGCTCCATCAAAAGTATATGTTGTTGCATTACCTGGGTTTGGAGCACTGGTAACTAAACCTTTTAAAGTTACGCCATCAACTGGGTTGTGAACTACGAAAGTTTGATTCTTTCTAATAACTAATTCGCCCTCACCAGTTGGTAGTGTTACAGTGAATGTATTACCAGAACGTGTTACGTTATCATAACCTAAGTGTAGTCTATTTTGTTCAGACCAAATTACTTGATCCGATGTCATTGGCATTTCAGCGCCAACCATTCTTAAAAAACCTGATAACGTTCTGTTACCAAATCTTTCTACCTCTTGCTCGTAGAGCTCAGGTAGATATTGTTGTGCAAAATCAGCAAAGTTTTCTCCACCTTTTTCATTCCACTGTAAGTAGTTTGAAGAGAGAACCGACTGATCTTGAGTAGGTGTAAGTCCAGCATTTTGCTTTGTGAAATTTCCTAAAGCCATAATTTATTATTTTAAGTTTTGTTTATCGTTTTTATTTTTAGTTTATTACTATTTATACCATTGATTGCTTTTAATTTAAATCCTTTTATATGAATATCTTCAGGTGCACTTTGTCGTGCATCTTTATTTATATTTTTAGATTTAGCAACTACATCTTTAACAGCGTCGGCTTTACCTTGCTCATAAAAATGTTGTGCTATATTATCAGCATTTCTAGCGGCATATATAGCTTTATGATAGCCTTTAACATCAGTAACCTCTCCTTTATCATTTAAGAACTTCTTAACTACATTTGAAATGTCAGATTGAGCATTGGCAACATCTTCTGGATTATTAATACCATACCTAAACTTTTTTTCTCCTAAACTAAATTCAAAACCTTTGAAATCAGAGAAATATGTTTTGGTATCGTTTTTAAACATCTCATGTCGCTTTTGCGCTACCTCTTTGTCTTTGGAAAATTTGTTGAAAAACTCTCTCGCTTTTGTAAGTTCGTTGTTTACTGTAGGCCTCAACTTGATTTCTTCGTAATACTTATCTTTTAAACTATCTAAAAACGTTTTCGCTTTTGCAACCTCTTCCTTTTTTGCGAGTTTTTTTCGACGTATCTCTCGCTCTTCGTCGTAATCTTCTTCCACCTTAAAATTCTCTTCCATTATAAAGTCAATTTCATCAGGTTCTAAGTGTGGTTTAGTATTTTTATAATATTCTTTTAACAGTGTATCATCATCAACATTACTGTAATCAGCATTTAATCTAATATAATCCTGCATGTTACCACCTGTTTCTTCCATAAACTGTACCAGCTTATTTACACCTTCTGGTAATTTTTGTTTTTCTTCAACAACCACCTCAGGTTCTTTAATATCTTCTTCGCTTGATATTTCTTCTATTACAGGTTTTGAATTTTCCTCAACTAGTTCTTCGGCATTCCGTACTTCTTCAACCACTTCTTTGCCACTTGTCTCGTCTTTCTTTTCTTCGACAACAACATCGCTATTGCTTGCTTCTTGTGCTTGAACGGCATTTTCTTCAGTTTTTGTTTCTTTATTACTTAGATCTATTCTAGCTGTAGCTTTTGAGTTGTTAGCTAGTTTTTTAGGTCTACCTTTTTTCTTTTTCATTTTAAACTCACCTTCTTGAGGTGTGTTTTCTATTTTGTTATTTTCCATGATATGATATTATATAATTATTGTATTGTTACCGTTTACTACATTTGTGGAATTTGACCTCCTAGTTCTTCCGTTAACGGTGGTCCTTGGTTTTGAGTAGCAAAGTCAGTTGGTAATAAACCGTCTTGTCTTTGCTGTATCATAGCGCTTTGTTGAGTAGCTTCCATTTTTGATCTTTGATCTTTACGATCTTCAATCATTTGCTCTCTATTAACGTCTTTTTGTAAATTTATTTGAGCTAGTTGTTTATCAAACTCGAATTTTTGCTGAGCTAAAGTTAGTTGATTTTGTAGTTCAGCACCCATTTGTTGTATCTTAAAATCAGACTTACCTTTCTCTAATTGTAACTCTGTTTGAGCTATAGCTTCTCTCTTTTGTACTTCATACATAGCAGCTTTTTCAGCTGACTCAGCGTTTGCTTGAGCCTGCGACTGAATCATTCTTTGTTGAGCTTCTTGATCTTGTTTAGCTTTTTGTCTTCTTTTAAGCTTTAATAATTGATTAGCTAATCTAAGATTATGTATGTTTCGTATGTCAATAGCATCTTCAAGATTTATTTGATTACCTTTTAAAGCTATTTCAATATTTTGTTCTAATATTTGTTTATCTTCTTCATCTGGCTCTAAGTCTAGAAAAATACCAAAATCATAAAGATGTAAATCTTTTATTTCTTCTAAAGTAGCAACGTTGTATAAACTTATACTATTTACTAGTGACTCGTTAGTTAGTTCAAACTCTAAAGAATCAGCAACTCTTAAAGCTACATTTTCACAAGTTTTTAATGTGACATACAAACCTGCATCTAATATATGTCTAGTTGCAACGTTTGATTGAGCAACAGCTAGTTTTTGTAATCCTAATAAAGCATCTTTATCTGGGTTACTACCATCTCTAGCTTCGTTAAGCCCGGTTACATCTCTTATCATTTGTAAATAATACTGATAAGTTTGTATCAAACTTTGTATTTTAGCTTGGTGAGCTGAAGTTTGTAATTCCTGTATTGGCACTCTGCCAGGGTTCATATCACCATCCTGTGTCATTGATCTACCAACAATGCTACCAGTTTGGAAATACATGTTTAAAGCTTCACGAGGGTTGTAACTAGTTCCATTACCTAAATCAACCTCTGCTAAACCGTCTACGTCTAAATAAACACCATCAGGAACCATCCTAGCTAATACCTGCTGTAACTTTAACGATGTTAACTGTATCATGTCACCGAAGGTTATCATACGCTCAACTAAAGATGTTATTCTACCTTTATACATTGAAGGTGCACATAGAGTATAATTCATATTAACCTTGCAAAGATTAGAATTAGGTCTAGTCATATTTTCAGCAACTTTCCAATCTAACATTATTGGATGTCCTAGTATTTTTGCACCATGGTAAAGAACCTCTATAGACCTACTTACTCTTTCAAAACCATCATTTGGTGGTGGAGCAAAAGTATCTGGTTTTTCCAAAGCCTTCTCTAATCCATTAGCTGTTTTCTTTATTTTAAATACTTGGTCACTATATGTTTTGTATTCAAAATATAAAACCTGTATTGTATCACTATCTCTATTTCCCCTGTAACTTCTTCTGTAGTTAGTATTACCAGGCATTTTCTGAATTGTTTCTAATTCTTCATTTGTTATGTTCGGAAACTGCTTTTTAAGTTCTGGTAGTGAAATGTTTTTCACCTCACCTACATAATATATATCTTCAAAATTAGGATCATCAGTATATGAATAAACAACGTTAACTGGATCTACATAGTCAACAACAACACCTTCTGATTTGTTCCAAGAGGTTTTAACAACACCGATACCAAGTTCAACTAAATCTCTGTAAAGCCTTCGTTTAGTTAATTCATATTTATTTCTATCTAGTGTGTTATTAATAACTTCTTCTTCAGCTATTTCTACAGATTGTTTATAATCTAGTTGTAAGTGTATTTCAAGTTCTTCTTCATTTTCAGGAGGGTTACTCATGTTTTTAACTTCAGATATATCAACTCCCATTTGAGCTTTAACCTCTTCTATAAAATCTCTAGTAACTATATTTTTATGAAGTTTTTCAGCATAAGCTGTTCTCTTTCTTTGAGAAGCTGGATCCTGAGCATAAGCTTTTATGTCATATATTTTTTCTGACATACCGTTAACTACTATATCTACAAACTTAGGTATAATTGCTACAGGTGTCCAATCTAAGTTTAAGTAAGACAAATCACCATCAATAGCCATTTCATCTTTGTATTTTTGTATAGACTGCTCTGCTCTAGCATATAGCCTTCTTCTATGAAACACATTGTAATTATTTGTATATCTAGCTCCGCCAACTCCAGCAGCCCACCACTCTCCCTCAATGGCTCTGCCTACTTGCAAACCATAGTCAAGTGTCATTTTCTCTTCTTGGGGAACTACCTGATCAGGAAAGGAACTTTGTGTATTAGTGTAAATCATTTATTATGTTATTTTTGAAGTTACTCCGTCGTTGTCATATCTTTTAAAACCTAAATCAATGCTCTTAACTTGTCTTTTTAAGTTTGGTTTGTATTTATTTTTATTACAAGCCATTATTGCTAAGCCAGAACTAATAGAAGCATCGTGTTTGGTTCTTTTGTTTATATCAAATTGTGACCAATCTTCTAAAGTACGCTGATGATACATATCTCCGTATCCAGACTCTCTCAAGCCTACAAAGTCTTCTATATAGGCTTCAATAGCTGCAGCATGAACTTGTTTAATATCTTCACTAGAGTTTGGTATACCACCTATTTCTTTTTCCGCTATAGAAAGTTTATTCCAAACTTTGTCTGGCCTGTTAATACTAAACTGCCTGTAACCTCTTCTTTTTAAATAGTACAATAGTCTTGGTTTGTTATTTTCAGCTAGTATAGGCATTCCATAAAAAACCAAAGCCATTAAAACGTCTTCAAAAAATATTTCAGCTGTTTGAGGTCTAGCTATGTATTCTAAAAAAAAGTGATTAGGAGGCGCATCTTCTAAAGAAAACTTTGTTAATCCATGTAACGCTCCTTTAGAACCACGACCGTCAACAGTACCGCTAATATCATAAGAATCACAACCGAATGCTCCAATATGCTCGTTACCTGGTTGTTTAACTCCATTTTTATTAATTACATTATTTTGTAAATCCAATGGCGGAACCCAGCTTACATTAAACCTACCATTTTTAGAAGGTAAAAAAACAACGCTAGTGTCTTTAATACCTTTTGACCATTGAAAATTACCAATAGTAGTTTGCACTGTATTATTTAATTCTTCATTAAAATCTATTTGCTCGTATATTTTAGTTAAATTAAATAATGAAGATTTAATTTCATCTCTGAAAGCGTGTTTTTCAGTTCTTGGAAATTGCCTGTAATATTCATTTAAACTATCAGGATCATCCTTTAATCCATCAACTTCGTTTTCCCAGTGTTCGATAACTCCAGTTGTAACTTCAATACCGTCAACTCCGAAAGTTTTATTTTTCGGCGTAACGAATACAGGTGATCCAAAAGTATCCATGAATCCTTCGTAGTTCCATTCCATAGGGATGAATAAAGAATACAATCCAGAAGCTGTTTGTCCGTTTTTATTTCTTCTTGTAACGCTTGAACTGTCGTATAATTTTTTGAAATTGTTTCCACCTTTTTCTAAAGCATTTGAAGTTGAACCCATCATACATTTACCTACGATTCTACGACCTAGTCTTAATGTAGTTTTTGTAACTCTCCAGTTGTTTAATATATTATCAGGTCTTTCCCATTTACCACTTTCATCATGAGCTAATAATTTTAGCTTTTCACCATCGTAAGAGTTGTCACCAGTATTTTTCCAGTCAATAGTTGTATCTAAGCCTCTTAATTCTTTTAACTTTACATTATCATCTAGTTTACGTCTAGTAAGTTTTGAAGCTGGAACCCTATATGCCAATTCAGTCTTCGGCCTATCCATACCATCTTGAATCGGTTTGAAGAAAAATGGATAATTAACGGATATTGGAACAACTTTATCTGTAAACATTTTCTTTGCATCTGATCCAGTTTTTGAAAGTATACCAAACCTAGCATCTGAAGATATTGTTGCTTGGTTAACAAGTTCAGCTGAGGACATAAATGAAAACCCAGATCTTCTGTTTTTAAGGTAGCACATTCCGTAACACCTGTTATCTGCTTTACATGCTTCCCAAAATATAAAGAATAATCTATTTGCTTCCCTGTAATCGGCTGCGCCAACGTCGATCTTTGACCATTGTAAGTACATGTAATGAGTACCAGTAATATAAATAGGAGTACCATTATTATAGAACCAGTAACCTTGTTCTCTTCTTTTAAACTCTGCATCTATGTAATCGTACCACTTTTCTTTAAATTCTGCTGGGTATTCTTCCCAGTCGAATCTACTTTTAATTCTACTTAGTTCTTTTGGGTACTCTTGTTTTTCCCAATATTGCTCCGCTTTTTCTTCACTTCGTTTAAACGGTTCATCTGTTGCTGGTAAAGCAATCCTGAGATTCTGTATTTCAATGATTTGTCCAATTTTTCCAGTTTTACTTATTACTATAAAATCATAATCAGAGTTATAACCATACTCCCATTTTTTAAACCTATTATTTTTAGAAAATATTTTATCATTAACAGCATTGTCAACTTTTTTCCACAGTGATTGTATGTAAGTCATTTACTACGCCCTTCCGCAAAACCTCTAAAATTTCTTTCTTCTTTTTCTTCTTTTGGTTTTACACTTAACTTATCTTCTTCTTCTTGAATTCTTGTTAATATTTCAAACGCATCAAATATAGCTAACTTCTTTGTTGCAGCGGCATTTTTCAAACGATCCGCAGTCACATCTTCCCCCGTGTCCACTATCGGCTCTTTTGCAACTTTTATCAACTCCTTGACAGCAAGTTGTGCTGCTTGAATTATATTCTTCTTCGTTTCCTTGACGTTCATGTTTTAATAATATATCTTTAGATTTCATACAATATAATAATTCACCATCTATAACAAACTCCCACTCTCTTTTATTAGGAAAGCTAACTATATCGTTTTCATTTACACCTAACTTACTTAATATTTTATTACTATATTTAAGCAAGCCCATGTTTTTAATAGTCTTTTCACCAATCTTACTTGAAACCAATGGTTTAATAAAACACCTATCCATAAAAGAATATTTTTGTTTATTTCTTTCATATAAATATATTTGATCTGGTGAGCAAAAATACATATCATCTTTAAAATAAGATCTACTATTCTGCTGTTTGCCTTTCATGTTGTAATATTTTCTAAATACATTATGATGTATGTAGACAATATCGCCTTTTTTTATAGGTAGTTTATAACCAGATGGAGTAGAAATTACAATAGCTTTTTTGTTGATAACTTTAAAAGTTTCTATTTTAGTATTTAAAATTAAGTTTTTATTACCAACTTTTTTAGTATTGTTGTATCTTTCACCTATTGGTTTTACTATATAGTCATATATACTATTCACCGTAGTGTAAATTATATTCTACAGCTATTGCCATGTTAGAATTAAACCTTTTCCAAGGTAAAACCTCTCCCTCTTTTTTAATATAAATAGAATATTCACCTTTAGCTTCGTCATTTAGTATGTCACATATAGTGTGACCACCATAAACTTCTTGACCTACTGAATAATGCATGGCATCATTTTTGTAATCAGATCCTATACTAATTTTTCTTATAACAGTAGACATTATTTGTCCTCCTTAACTACTTCTAGCTTGGCTTCTTTTTCAACTATAGTATATTCACCTGTAGTAACGTCTATATTTATCGAGCCATACTCTTCTTCTAATATAGATTTAAAATCTTCAGTTTCTTTATTTACTTTAGAAAAGTCGTGAAGTAAAGAATGTTTTTGTGCGGAAACATAACCTATTTGATTTAATAGATTATTCAACTTTGATTGTTGTTCTTGAATTGTTTTTAAGTGTTCTTCTTTTATTTTCATTTTATTTTATTTAATTGTTATTACTTATACTATCACTTGATAATTAATTTATTAACCCTATCTACCTTCATCATCTGGATTTAGTTCAGGTCTACATTCTCCTGGAGCCAACGCAAATTGAAAGCCAGATGCCGTTGTGAAAGTTACACAACCACTTCTTGAGTTTAAATCTATATTTGTAATTGGACCTTCATTAATAGCAAAATCAACAATAACGTCAACTGTTTTAGCTGGGTCGCCTTGTAAACCTTGTGGACCTTGTGCGCCCGCTGGCCCTTGACTACCTGCTGGACCTTGAGCACCTTGTGCTCCTTCTTCACCTTGCTCACCTTGAGCACCTTGTGATCCGTTAGCTCCATCTCTACCGTTAGTTCCATTAACCCCAGGTATTCCTTGTGCTCCATTAGTCCCGTTAGTTCCTGCTGGTCCTCTAGCTCCAGCGACTCCAGGTTCACCTTGCTCTCCTTGTTCACCAGTTTCCCCTTGAATACCTCTAGCTCCATTAGTTCCGTTTGTTCCAGGTAATCCCTGAACCCCTTGAGGACCTTGAATAGACCCACCATCAATCCATTCGTCTCCATCCCAAATCCATATCGAATCATTTGATTGTACTATATAAGCGTCTCCTTGTGCATTTCCACTTGCAGGTAAATCACTTACATTAGCAACATTACCTTTAAGTGTAATACCAGGTCCTACACCACCTTGCGCCCCTGTAACTCCAGGTAATCCTTGAATACCTTGTTCTCCTGGCTCTCCTTGTATTCCTTGAGCTCCATCTCTACCGTTTGTTCCAGGTTCTCCTCTTTCTCCCTGAGCTCCGTTAGTCCCATTAGTTCCATTTACTCCTTGTATTCCCTGAGCTCCGTTAGCGCCACTTTCTCCTTGTTCACCTTGTTCTCCTGGATCACCTTTTTCACCTCGCAGACCTTGAGAACCTCGCACACCATCTTCTCCTTGTTCACCTGGAGGTCCTTGAATACCTGTTTCTCCTTGTATACCTTGTTCACCTTGCTCGCCAGGAGGTCCTTGTATGCCACCAAGTCCATTATTTATCAAAGAACTTATTAGTTCTGAACCACTAATTTTAATGTTTTCATTGCGGTCATAACCAGCTAAACCTTGTATTTGAGTTATGTCAGTTTGAGGTGTAAATTGTGATATTTTTTTATTAGCCATTATTCTTGTATTATAAAATCTGTACTAGAACTGTTTTCAAGCAATATATAAATAGGTTCCTCTCCTAGTTCTTGAATTATTTTATCATCTCCAGGTCTTGGTGCCGGTGGAGTAGGAGATTTCAAACCTTTCAACAAGCGAACACAGGCAATAGTGTTTTTAGTGCTTAATATAGGCATATTTATCTAGTTACTACGTTTAAAAAAAGACAAAATAACACTAAACAAAGTTTGCTTAGATACAATACTTTTTCTTTTGTGTCTAGTTGTCATTAACCTGTTATTAATAGTATTTTTATTACCTAAAACAAGCACGTAATATATTCTTTTAAATCTTCGGCAGTAGGAGCCTCATCGCCATCAATAGCTTTAGCTTGACAAACTGTTAAAACAGCAACAGGTAAAAAACTACCAGCTGGAACGTTGTAAAACGTAGTCTGGTTACCGCTTTCCATAGTAACCGTAATACTTTCTAAATCATATCCTATGTATAACGCAGCTCCAGGACTTAAAGCTTTGTAACTACATTCAAGACATTTTAAATCTATTAAATCTTTTTGTCTGTAAGATAACATTGGGCTATAAGAAGCTGGAACTGGGTCTTCTAGTGGAAATCTAGTTCCTGCTGGTGATATAGGACACCCGTAATCCCAACTAGTATTATCTAATCCATCAATTATTATAAAATCTACAGCATCTTCACCTTCTTCATATACACCATCTGCATCTGGCGCCCATAAAACAGTTAGACTATCAAGAAGAGATAAATTAGTACTTTGACAATTAGAATTTAAAACATCCAATGATTCTATTTTACCATCTACGTCTACTGCAGTAACTTGTACTTGTATAACTGTTCCAGCTGCACCAGTGGTTAAAGCATTATAAACCTGATCTGCCATAAAACCAGAACCTCCGTTTTGGCTAACTAAATCTATGTTTGTTATACCTCTGTAGATACATCCTGGTAAATTCCTAAGAGATACTGCATCGTGTGCAAAAACTCTTGGTTGTTTATGTGTTGTTCCTATTACACTCATTTTTTTTTATTTTCTTATTTTTGTTATTTTTTCAGCCCCACGACTTCCGAAGTATGCTACATATACCGTTATTAATAAAGCTTCAAGTAATGATACCCAACCGTTATTTATATCTAATATAACAGTTGAATCTAATACCATTAAAATTGTCATTGATAAAGTAAGGTAAATTAATGTAAGTGGACGAGTGTTTTTACTTAGCCAAGAATCTGAACTCATGTCACTTTTCCAGCGACTAGAAATATTGGTCATTTCAGCTATGTCCTGTTCTAACAGGTTTAAAGCTATTTCTTTATCCTGTGGTTCTATACTAGAATCACTTGTTATAATATTTTTTACAATTCCAAGACCACCTTGATCTGGCAGAAAATCACCTAACTTATTTATAATGCTAGGAGCTTTTTCTTTTAAAAAAATACCTACCTTTGTTTCATTAAACTTCTTTTTTTGTTTCTTTTTTTCCATAAGGAAACATTTGATTTAATTTTTCTTTTCTAGCTTTACAACCGCAGCCACCTGGTATTTTGTCTGCTAATTTTTTTATACCAGTAGCTGTTGTGAATTTTTCTATTGAGTCTCCTAAACCCTTTGATTCATTTGATTCCATTTAATTGTGTTTTTATTTTATTTTTTAGTTTTTTTAGACTTTGATTTTACAACCTTTTTTTTAGTAGTTTTTTTAGTCATTTTTTTCTTACCGTACGCCATCTTTATTTTATTTTAACATTTCCATCTTTTTCTAGCAGCTAAACCTCTTTCGCCTTTCCAACCTTTGGATCTAGCACAAAAAGCTTTTCTACGTTTAGCAGCCTTACTGCCTTTTTTAACTTTTCCAGTTACAGCGGTTTTAAGTTTACTACCAGGATTAGCTTTTCTATAGGCTTTAACACCTTTAGATGTCATACCAGCACCTTCTTCTGTGCTTCTAAAGTTACGACCTTTACCTTTTGTAGTTTTTCTTATTGCCATTATTTTTTCTTTTTTCCTTTAACAGGCACACAGTTAGGTACTTTTTTACCGCCTTTTTTCTTCATACCTATAGCTTCATAACCTTTCCAACAAGGATTTTTCATGTTTTTCTTTGTTCTCTTTTTTGCCATGAGTTATAATTTTCTACCTTTTTTATCTACTTTAATTTCTTTAACTATTACTTTTGGTTTTTTATTTTGTAAAGCTTCTAGTTGTCTGTTAAGTTCCTCTAACTTACCATCACTTTCAGTACCATCTTTTATTAAAGTTGAAAGAATACTTATTTCTTCAAAAGCAACATCGTCAATTTGCTCAAGCATATTAACTCTTTCACTTAAATCTATAATCATTTTTTCATTCCACTCTTCTTTTAGTTCATACTCTAAACGAGATACTTCAACTGGTGGTAAAGTTTTAGCTTCTGCTATATCCTCTTGTAATGTATAATACATACCTACTATTGTAGTAGTAAACATTATTATTCCAATTACAGTTTTTATATCAATCTTAAACTCAGTGTTCTCAGAGATCTTCATATTCCTTCGTCGCATCAAATGATGGGCATGCTTTATTAGCAAACTCATTGTGTGAATAAATAGTAGCAAGCGTGAACATCGCCAT